GCGTTTAGTAATAGTATTAAAGTTAGAGCCCCCGTAGAAACCAGCACCAAGATTATAAGCAAAGCTGAGAAGAGCTCCTCTTTTTCCATCTGACATTTCACTCCAGTGTGGTACTTTACGAAGTGCAGGAAGAAACTCATTCTTACACTGCTCAATGAGAAGTGCATCCGCTTCTGCCTGTGTTAGTGTATCACCCATTTTAAAGTGTGATCCATCCTTCTTACGAGTAGATCCCCAACCAATAGTGATTGGAAGTCCACCAGTGAGAGGATCAGGATATGCCTTGAGGTGGCACCCTTCAAACTCTTTGATGAGTTTTAGACCCATCATTGGAACATCATCACCACCTGTTACAGGAGCTGCAGCAGCAGGTGCTGGTGCAGCATTACCCTTTTTTCCTCTAAAAATCTCCGCCCAATCAATATTATCTTCCAGATATTTAACTGGTAAATTATCTTCTAACCATTGAACTGCCTTAACATGGTTAGGATTCTTCTCGTCATAGAACTTGAAGAAGTTGTGTAAATCGATTGTTGCCATTGTTGTGCCTCCTATCAGTCGAAAATTCTACCCCAACCATCGTTGCCACCTGGACACCAACGATGCTTAAGAACTGCTTTGGTATAAACGGTTTTCTTACCATTTGTAACTGGACCAGTATAGTTATCATTCAATGAACCATATGGATCGTTGACAAAATATCCTTTGCCATCTGGTGTCTTACCGATGACTACACACATGTGTCCACCAGTAGGATTAGATAAAGAACCCCTGTGAAGGATACCAATAACAACAGGTTTCCCAGCATCGAGGCTACGATCAACATCAGCAAAAGAAAGATTATAGCTAAAGTGCGACTTAATTCCATAACCTGCCAGAACTTTTGTCTGTACGGCATGGTCAGTCGTATCACCAATCGCAAATACTTTCTTGACATATTCATCATCGCCTTTGATGCTACCTGGCTTGAGGAAAGCAAGGCACATAGCGCACGATGAAGAGTTACAGGTTCTATGAGCATCTCTATAGTTATCTACTTGGTTGAAGTAAGGAACTGCGAGAACTTCTGGTGTTGGTGGTTTGGTTCTAAAAATACTAATCCAATCAGTTTCTGCGTCATCTAAGAATTGAGCAGGTAGGTTGTCTTCTAACCATTGGACTGCTGCTACGTGATTATCATTAGCGTCATCATAAAATTTAAAAAAGTTATGAAGATCTAGGGTCATTAGATTTACCTAAACACTGAATGTATTTAGTAAATTCAATCTACAAATTCAAGAAAAGTGTTAGGAGACAACCACTCATCAAATTCTTCCTGTAGTGCAACTGCACTCCCATAGTCGTTATGTTCTGCCAGATGATGAATCCTATCTACAATCCAATCAACAGTTTTAAGCAGTTCACGCTTTTCCATAATAATCTTTTCGCATGTAGCGTCCAAGGATGTTGCTATTATAGTATACAGGAACCCCTTCTGTCAAGGATTCTGTCAAAACATTATTAATGAATAACTGGCGGGTCTCTTCGTAGTTGCACTGACCCTTGGTTGTATGCAAACTTAGAATAATTCTTTGAAAATTTTCTTTACCATATTTCCTAACGTCTTCTTTAAGTTCAGGACAAGACCCATAATAATTTCTCCAATCAGATTCAGATTTGGTTCTCCTGTTTTGTCCTTTCTTTTTTGTAAAAGACCAAAAGTATTTTCTACCAATATATTTTCGATCATTACATAAATTTGTAATCAAATAAACAAATCCATAATAACCATTTATTTCATCAGAATCAAATACATTATCATTAAAAAACCATGGGTTCTCATACATAAACATCTCTATTCACTAGAGATATTTATCTATTCAGTTGAACTAAGGGTCAGGGATACGCCAATTCTTTTCATCTTCTGCTCTATTGCCCACAGCGCCCATGCTGCTGAGAGGCTGTTGGGTCCATTGTTTTCCAGCAACCTCTCCCTCAACTCCATCAGTTTTTCAAACTCCTTTCTTTTCACAGTTTGAATCCAGCAAAAGAATTTTGCTTTACATCTTGTTTAATACCACCAACAACATATGATTCAACCTCAGTTTCTTGAGGAGCAACTTGAAGTCCCTTAGAAGAGATCCAATGTTCAGTCCAAGGAAGTGGATTGTTCTTAGCAGACACATCATAAAGTGGTTTGATTCCAATTGCTTTCATACGACGATTGGCAATCCATTCAACATAATTGATCAAAAGTTTATCATTGAGACCAATCATTGATCCATCTTTGAATAAATATTGCGCCCAATCCTTTTCTTGATCAACACAATTTTTAAATGCTTGAACTACCCAATCCTGTTCCTCCCTAGCAATTTGTTGCATCTCTGGATCATCTCCTTCACGCCACTTATTGAGGATGTTTTGAGTAATGACAAGGTGTTGATTTTCGTCTCTTGCGATGAGAGAGATAATTTTAGCGGATCCTTCCATAAGTTTGAGTTCACCAAATGCAAAGCTGCAAGCGAACGAGACATAAAACCTGATACCTTCGAGAATGTTGACATTAGCAATTGCCCTATAGAGTTTTCTCTTTAACTCAATTCTATCTTGTCTCGCACTTCCTGCACCCTCTTGTGCGTAAATCCAAGCATTAGATGTTCCATACTGTTGTGCAGAATTAATAAAATCATCATATGCATCTGTTACTGAAGATGCTCTCTCTAAAATCCTATCATTATTTAAAATAGTATCAAATACTTCAGATGGATCTGCGTAAACGTTTTTAATAATATATGTATAGGAACGACTATGAATCATTTCCATAAATTCCCATGCCGTCATACATGCTTCAAGTTCTGGCAAAGAACAATATGGAATAAATGCCATACCAGGACCACGACCTTGGACAGAATCTAGAAGAATCTGATACTTTAAATTAGAAGTAAAGATATGTTTTTGCTCTGATCTAAGGTGTGCAAAATCTGCACGATCTTTTTGAAGGGAGACCTCTTCAGGTCTCCAAAAATATCCAAGTTGTTGTTGAGTTAACTTATCAAAGATAGGATATTTGTACGAATCATATCTTTGCAATCCAAGTGGTGCTCCAAAAAACATTGGTTGCTTCTTAATTTCATTTTGATTAATATTAAATACAGTCATGCCATCAAAGTTATTTGGTTCGTTAAGTTTAAATTTTACAGGATTCACAATCTTCCTCCGATGATAGGTCTTCTAATAGGTCTGAAAGTTTTGGTTTGTCTTCTACCTCATCTGTTTTAATATCATATGTATTTTGATAATAAGATGTCTTCCATCCATACTTGTATGTGGTCAACAAATCTTGTGCCATTACTGACACGGGGACTTCATTGTCTGGGTAATTTTCTGGATTATACGACCAATTCCCAGAAATCGCTTGATCGAAAAATTTTTGCATAACAGCAACAACGTTAATATAACCAATATTGCTATGCATATCCCACAAAAGCGTATAATTGTTCTTAAGTGTTTGATACTGAGGAACAATCTGCTTGAGTGGTCCCTTCTTCGATTTCTTAATGGACAGGTATCCACGAGGTGGTTCGATTCCATTGGTTGCATTTGACACAACGGAACTGCTCTCCGAAGGCATCTGTGCGGACAACGTTGAGTGTCGTAATCCATGTGCCTTAATGTCGGCACGTAGAGTTTCCCAATCATATTTCAATTCATTAGGGACAATTTGATCTACGTCTTTTTTATATGTATCGATGGGAAGAAAACCATCAAAGTATTTGGTTCTATTGAATGCTTCACACGCTCCTTTTTCTTTTGCAAGTTGATTAGAAGATTTTAGCAAGTAATATTGAAATGCTTCGGTAAGATCATGAACTAACTGCCAAGCATAAGGTTCGTCGTAATGCTCGCCATGTTTTGCCAGGTAATGGGCAAGACCAATAAAACCCACTCCAAGGGACCTACGTGCCTTTGTAGCACGTTCTGCTGCCTTTACAGGGTATCTCTGATAGTCAATCAACTCCTCCAACCCACGAACGGATAAATCACACAGTTCTTCAAGTTCATCTAATTTATGAATTTTTCCTACATTGACCGCAGACAAAATACAAAGTGCAATCTCACCATCAGCATCATCAATATGATTAATGGGATCAGTAGGAAGAGTAATCTCTTGGCAAAGATTACTCATGTTCACTTTATCTTTAAATGAAGAATGAGAGTTGCAGTGATCAATATTCATAATATAGATACGACCTGTCTCTGCTCGTTCCTTTAAAATATTAAGAACGAGTTCTTGAGCTCCAATAATTTTTCTTGGAATAGATTGATCTCGTTCATAATCCACATAAAGACCATCAAATCGATCAGTTCCAAAAGCATCATACAAACCAGGCACGTCATGTGGGGAGAAGAGGGAGATTGTTTCATTGTTAATGAATCGTTCATAAAACAGTTTAGAGATTTGAATAGAGTAATCTAACTTACGAACACGGTTATCCTCAGTTCCCTTATTGTTTTTTAATACAATAATATCTTCTATTTCTTGGTGCCAGATTGGGAAGTGGACTGTTGCGCTTCCGCCTCGTATGCCATTTTGCGTACAGCAACGGACAGTTGCTTCAAACTTTTTGAGAAACGGTACAACGCCAGTGTGCTGGACTTCACCACCTCTAATCTTAGAGTTGATGCCCCTGATGCGACCTGCGTTGATGCCGATTCCCGCACGTTGTGCAACATACCTGCCAATAGCCATATCGCTACTAAAGATACTATCGAGGGTGTCATCAACATCAACAAGAACACAGCTAGCGAATTGTCTAAGTGGCGTTCGCACTCCTGCCATGATGGGCGTGGGGATGTTGATTTTGTGCTTTGAGATTGCATTGTAATATCTCCTAATATAACCTAAACGATCACTATTATAATTAGCAAATACAGTAACAGCGATCATCATGTACATGAACTGAGGAGTTTCATATACTTTACCAGTACTTCTGTCTTGTACAAGATACTTGTCTACTACTTGACGCAAACCAGCATAGGTGAATAAATAATCCCTTCCATGATCAATCCATTGACCAATAGTTTCAAGTTCTTCTTGACTGTATTTAGAAAGAACTTCACTATCATATACACCAGCATCAACACATTGAACCACATAATCGTAAAAAGCAGGATGTTCCCAGCGAACACCAAATATTTGTTTCCTAAGACCAAACAAAAGGAGACGTGCTGCAACAAATTGATAATTTGGATGATCAAGATCAATCAAATCAGATGCAGACCTAATGAGAATCTCTTGTATTTCTGCTGTTTTGATACCATCATAAAATTGAATTCCAGAATTAATTTCTACTTGAGATGCAGAAACTCCACTCAATCCCCCACATGCACATTCAACCATGCTATGAATTTTATCTAGATCCAGGGATGCAATAGATCCGTTACGTTTTTTTACTTTAATTCCATTACTCATACTAGCTTCCAATCAGTAAATTTAAGTTTTGCCTCAAGTCCTTTGTAGGTATTGCATTCTACCACATTTTTAACATCGTGTCCAGCTAAAACCATATCGTTAATATCCTTTTGTTTTATTTGTGATGGCCAAATAACAATTTCATTTCCACTATCAATTGTCTTTAACATCCTGTTTACAATCTGTCGGTTTCGTGGTTCATTGTCATAGATGTAAATCTTTTGCCAATCATATTGAGAAACATTTACGTCAGCACCACACATAGCAATTGCATTATCTAAAAATAAAGAATCAAAAGGTCCTTCAGTAATGTATACTTTTTTTGAATCATCTACTCTGTCAAGTCCATAAATTTTTGGATTGTCATCATTTAACATGACTGTGATGTATCGTATTGCAGATTGATATAATGATCTGCCTTGAAATCCTATGACACCATCTTTAGTTAACATTGGAATGATAATTCTTGACTCATCATACTTTGTATCTTTAAAAGTAGGTTTATGCTTGTTTGTCCATTCTTTAAATTTTGGACAATAGTACAGTTTGGGCAAGTATTCTGATGGTAGTTTTCTACGCTCTAGATATTTTCTTGCTGGGTGTGTTATATTTAGATCCTGGATGGTTTCCAATTCTGAGAATATAGTTTTCTTAAATACAGGCGCTTTAAAATTAAATTTTGGGGTAGGTGCAACAGATCCCTTTCCAGTCAATCCCTCTTTATATCTTTCAAGAAGATACTCCTCATAAAGAAGTGGGGAGTTTTGTTTTAAAAAATTAACAAACGTAGTTCCTACTCCACAGTTGTGACATTTATAAAAGAAGTCATTCTTTACTCTGTAAAGATATCCCCTAGTTCGATTCTTATTGCGTTGAGAATCTCCACAATAAGGACATCTAAAATTATATAAATCTTCTTTTTTTCTTGAAAATTTTTGAAGTTGAGGTGACAATAACGAAATGTACTTCTTATCAATAAAACTCATCTACTAGGCTGTGTTACTTGCGTTCCCATACTAGCACCATTGTTCCCATGTGTCAAGAGATTACCAAAGAATGTAGCTGAACCAATAACAACAGTGGCAGCAGTAGCGATGCCAACAGTCATCCAGCGAAACTTTGAAAGTTCGTCAATTCTTTTTTCAAGTTTGTCTAGTTTGGTATTAATTCCTTTAATTAATTCTATGATTGCGGCATCTGCTTTATCAGATTGTTCTAATCTGTTTTCGTGACGCTCTAGTATAAGAGCAACACTCTGGTTACTCTCACTTATTTTGTCTACTGCTCTCTCAAGTTTGTCAAGCATCTCCTTGGAGAGATCTTCATATATTTGAAACTTGGCTTCTAAAACATTTACGTTGTTACCAAATCCAAATGGCATGGTTCTATACTATAGAGTTTCTATAAATTTAGTAATCAACTCAATTCCATTTTCTTCGCAAATAATTTCTGCCATTTTATCTTGGTTGTCTTCTGAAAGTTCAATCCAAACTTCAACAATTTTATTTTTAAATTCTTCAGATAAGTATCCAAACTCAGGATTGAGTTCAGCAAATGATGCCATATAGATATCAAAGTCAAATGAGTTTTTCATGGTTTCTGTAGATGCTTTATTAATATCTTTTGCAATTTTCTTTTGACGATCACTTGCTTTATTCTGATAATCTTTTGCTTTTGCTTTAGAAAGAGTTTGGATCTCTTGCTTGCGAAGTTGTGCTCTCTTTTCTCTTTCTTGCTTTTTTGCAAGTTTACGTTTTTGTTGGATAAACCGCATAGCAGATGCAGTTTCATTATTACCAGAATCTGGTGCCTCTTCAATTAATGTTGTATCTTCCATAGTTTCCTCTTTTAACTTTGAATTTCTAATCCTACTAAACATATCGGTTTTAAATTTTTTCTTCCTCTTTTTGACTGGAGGTTCGTCTGGAGGAAGACCAGCAATTGCTCCGCTACTTACAGTATTAGTTGGTATTTCTTCAATATACATATGACCATTGTTTTTCATTGTGTATACTTTCATAGTTTTTGAAGTTCCCTTATGCAATTCTGATCTACAGATATATTATCTAGGTCATTTGAAATTTCAGGATATCTATTCAAGTAAATAATAAAACTTTTAATAATAGACCAATACTCAGATTCTATTTTAAAAAATAACAAAGGTGTTGTAGCATCATTAAAAACATTATATAAAACAATTAAATGATTAAGTATCAAATGGAGTTTAAGAATACCTGTTGTTTTATAATATTTTAATAACTTCTTGAGATATTTAAATCTTTTCAGATCCTCAAAGAAGTCCTCCTTTGTTACTGCCTGTGGATTTGAATAATATTTAATCGCAAAAAAGATATAATTATCTTTATTCAATTCACTAAAGTTCATACTTTAAAATCAGGTAGAAACAAATGTCTTGGTAGTTCCTTGCCCACCAGCGCCTGTAACATCACCTGCGACAATGGTAACATCTGCAGCATTGGTAGTGCCAACATCAAAAATGGTTCCACCATTAAGAACAACTGACTGTGCTGCAATGCTATGAGTTGTGCCAGTTGCTGCAACAGTGAAATCAAATTCTAATCTGTTAGTGCTACTACCACGTGCATAGGTTGCAGTTGCTGTACCTGCACCAGCGGTTACTGTGATTGTTGGTGATCCATTAGTAGTTGAGACAGTGACTCTTTCATTGTAAATAACAACTACAGAACCAGTTGCTGCACCAGCATATGCTGACTCTTCAAAGAATACTGCCGTAATTGTTGCTTCACCAATGTTGGTTGTTTGAGGTGCAACTTCTCCTTGAGCACCAGCAAGTCCACCAATGGCAACGAGAACTTCGTCGTAATATTCTGTTTTTGTTGCGTTCTTATAATGACGATAAACCCAACCCTGACTAGTTGCAAAGCAATTATCAGGCTCTGCTACTTTATTTCCACGTTGCAGATATTTTGGTTTTGATTCGTCTGTTGTGGTTTTTCCCCAAAGAGGCATTGTTAAACTCCCGTTATAAAAAACAATTTTCTAAATTTATTTATAAAAAATGGGGAGTCATCCTCCCCATTAAAATTTTTACTGATTTTAATCAACCCTTTAACAAGGCAGATTTTACAGTAGCAACAATAAGATCATCAACATCGTTATCAGTACTTTTTACATACTTCTCAAGAAGTGAGATAACAAGTTCTTTGACACGACGATCATTAGCAATACGCATAATCAATGATTGGGCAATTGGAAATAAAAGAGCCATGGTGATCTCCTAGTGATGAGAACTAATTATATAGGATCACTTAGACATTTTTGTAGCAGTTGCATACATAACTTCTTTTGCTTTATCACCATAACGTGTTTTAAAATCCTTTGCATTCTTTTTCATACCCATAACAATATCTTCTCTTTTTTTCATATCAACTCCTTCTTTTACCCCATCTGCATATTTGACACGCTTTACCTTTTTATCTTTTGGGGTCTCTTCTTCACAATCACACTCTTCTTTTACATCATTTTTTTTATCTTTTAACTTTTTATTCTTATCAAAAGTTCCAGATGGTTCATCTTGATCTTCAACTTTAGGAGAAACTTCTACATACTTACTTGCTTTTTCAGAAAGTTCTGATCTCCAATCAGAGAATCCTTCTTTCATTTTCTTTGAATTAATTGCTGCAGAAACAGCAGCACGGCGCTTCTTCAAATACTTATCCGATTTATCTGAATCACCATCATTATCTACATCATGATCTTCTTTACCTACAGGGTCAAGTGCTTCGTTTTTTGCTGTTCTAGCTGCTTTTTTAAAAGCATCTTTCGCTGGATAATCTTCGTGTCCTGGTTTAGCAGGTGCTTCCCCACGCTTACGCTTGGCATGAATGTTTGCATAAAGACCGTTCTTTGCTTCTTCCAATTCCTCATCTTCTTTAACACAATTAGGAACTTCACGACCATTTTTTGTTTTAGTTCCCTTTGCCTTATAACCATCCCAGCAAGTAGAAGCACCAACATTAGCACGAGCTTGCTTCATTCCTTCAATTATCTCACCTTCTGGTTCAAATCCTGCCTTAACACACTTATCTTTTCCACTTTCTGTGCCAGCATATTTGTATCCTTTCCAACATGCCTTTCCGTCTGCACCTTTAATCTTTCCTTCAGATACAATAGTTACATACTCAAGAGCAAGATCTTTCATTCTTTCGGTTCCAAAAGATTCATCAATAGCAGTGATGATATTATTTTCATCTGAATTTTCAATTAAGATTGTATCAATTTTAGATGCAATTTCAATTTGCTCAAAACGATTGAGGCTCATCATCCAGGCAGATAATCGTACAGTCGTAGACATATTCTCTTCTTTAAATTGTTTATTCTTATTTATAGTATTCTTAGCCTTAAATGGATCATACTCTGATCCTGGTGTCATTTCATGTGTTAACTTTTTATACTCTGGAGTACCAACCAATCTATGCTTTGCGGTATCTCCAGATTTATTAAATTGTGTATACTCCATAAGATCAGTTATCCATGATCGAAACATTTCTCCTTTTTCAGTTATGCAAATGACGTAGTTAGGACCACGACGATATACTTTTCCAATTTTGTTTTCTGTCAAACATTTTACATACGAACCAACCTCGTACAGATTTCCATGCCTGTACGAAGTTTTGATTGCATTATTTTTAAATTGAGAAAACTCCATTAAATTTTTTCACTTGTTCTACTTTCTATATATCCTTTAGCAAATACTCCAGCTCTAACTCCAGTTACTTTACTACCACCAGAATCTGTGGCATCAACTGTTCGGTATGCTTCCCCTTGTCTTGCTCCAAGATAAGGTTCATATTCTCTAGAAAATTGAGTAATTTGCCTTCTAGAAATTAACTTAGTAGTAAAATCTAATTTTAATGTTGTGGCATTTCTTTTAGTAGATCTACGTATTACTGTAAATATTGGTCTACCTTGTGCAAAGAAATTTATATTGTTAGAAGAAAATTTACTATTCATATAATCCTTACCAAACACTGCATACTGTTTAAGTTTAACATCATCAATTGGTCTAAAAAACATGTTATTCCTAAAATCTTCAGTAGTTTTTTCTGAAATATCTTTTCTAAAAGATTTTACTTCTTCATGATTGTAAATGGTTTGACCAGATTTATTTGAAATACCAGAGTATTGTTGAAAATCTTTTACAGTATTGCCTGCTTTGTGGGAGATATAGAATACTGCTTGACCATCTTTATTGATGCCCATAAAATCAGCTTTATGTCCTGCTGGTCCACTTACTACTCCAATAATGTTTTTATAAATGGCACCTTTAATTTGAACCTCTATTGGTTTTCCATTTCCCAATTTTGCAATTTGATCATTGCATTGCCTAAGCACTTCAAATTCAATTTGATTATCTGGGACATTAAATAAAGTTCTCCAGTTTGGTAGTGATTGTAATGCCTCATTCCAGAATCCTTGCTTTAACCATTCCCTACCACCTTTTGGTTTGATTAAAACTCTTGTAGTTATTTTTCCTGTTGGAATATAAAATACTTCAAGATTAGTTTGCTCACTAGTTTTCTTTAATTCATAGGAAACATTATTTAAATTTAAAAGTTCTTGTATAGAATCATGAAGTTCCCATCTTGATTGAGTTTCAAATTTAATTTTCTTATATGAAACTCCTTCATCAAGAATGGAAACAGAACTATATCGTTCTTTGTAACTTGTCTTAATATTAGAAGTAAGGAAATTTAGGACTTCTTCTGGTGTAATAAATTGCATTAAAATTTAATTTTTAAATTATTTATTAACGATCATTCTTAGAACGGTTCTCTGAAAAATACGAATCAAAGGTTCCTTCTGGATATCTTTTTTCAAGTTTATTAATATTACGAAGAAGAACATCACTCATAGAAACTCCTAGTGCTTGCGTTGCTTGTGCAACATACCACATGATGTCACCCAACTCAATGATAAGATGCTCTCGGTTATCTTTTGTCCATGGTTTGCCTTGGAAAATCATTTTCTTGATGATCTCAAGAAACTCGCCACCTTCAGCATTAATGCCAACACCAGCAGTAAGTAGTCGTTCAATATTTGCACCTTGACGATCTAGTTCGCCAATACGATCTGCAAAGTCCACAAAGTTCTTGGAGCAATTAGAAGTTACTGCATCCACAAAATGTTCATAGTTAGAGAAGTTAATTTCTTTTTTCATACTTTTAAAGAAGAGAATTTTTCAAATTTATCGACAATGTTTTTATGTTCGTCAAAGTCATACTCAACATCTTTTTTTGTATCAATGATGTTGTTCTGAGATGACTGTTCACAATCATACAACCTCATCTTCGTTCTGTCAACACCCACCACAAATCTTTTATTAATGGTTGGGTCGTTGTAGCGATTCTTGAGTTGCTTTACCATAATTTGTCCAAGTTGTTCAGATTCTTCTGTGCTAATAAGAGCAAACATAAAATCAGCAGTAGCGGGAAGACCAAAGGATTCACTAGTATCAGTAATGTCAACATCAGAGCTACTATAACCTGAACGAGTAGTTTGTGTTGCTGATACAATAGGCACATTGTTCTCAACAGCGAGACCACGGAGTTCTTCTGCAATACCTTTAACCAAGGTATATGAGTTGACAAAACTTGCTTTAAACCGTTGAGAGGAACAAATGTTAAGGTAATCAACAAATATAACATCAGGTTTAAAATTTCTTTTAAGAGAAAGATCATTAAGAAGAGATCTAAAATGCCCAACATGTGCTGACGCTGTAGGGTACTCCTTAATTATAAGTTTACCATTAGTTTTTTTAGTAAGATTGGTTACTTTACTTTCATATAATTTTTGAGGAAGGTCACGAAGTTGTTGGATGGGAACACTCAGAAGATTAGCATCTATGCGTTCTGCGATCTTTTCCTCTGCCATTTCAAGAGTAATGTATAAAACATTTTTCCCCTGTAGTAACGCGGATGCTGCAACGTGACACATAAACAAAGATTTACCTACACCTGTGCCAGCAAGTGCAACGTTAAGAGTTTTGTTTGGAAGACCACCCTTTGTAATTTTGTTAAACATATCAATGTCAAAAGGAATCTTTGATTCCTTTCTGTGGTATGAGTTGTATCTTTCTACATAATCATCAAGGTAATCATGACCAATAGTATTATCAAATGATACTGAAATAGCATCTGATAGTATACTTGGGATTGCTCCCATATCTTTATTTGGATCTTGTCCATCTGCAATCTTAATACTTTCTAATAAAGAAAGATAAATCGCACGATTCCTACACCACGTTTCAGACGAATCTACTATCCATTGGAGGTTGACTTCATCATCAGTAAATGAATCTATAATAACAGAGGCATTCTTATATTGCTCTTCTGTAATATTTTTTTTGTTTTGAAGATCTACTTCTAATGATTCTTTTGTTGGACACTTTTCATATTTTGAAATAAAATTATAAATTATTTCAAAGACAAGTTTATTGTCAACGTTTTCAAAGTACTCCTTTTTAAGATAAGGAAATACTTGTTTGCGATACGAATCATTAAACAGAAGATTCTGTAAAATAGTAACTTCTAAATTTTTCATGTGTAATGAAAATAAGACCCAATAATATATTTGTCCTCACTAACTGTAGGTTTACCCTGATGAGGAAAAGTCCAGGTAGGGGGGAATATTAGCATACGACCAAGTTTTGGTTTGATGTATTTGTTGATAGTAGTAAAATGAGTTTCGCCCCCAACTTGTACCGTATTTAAATACAGAAAAAAAGCAAGAAATCTTTTTGCAGATTGATGATCTCCAACATCTACATGTTCTTGAAATGAATCATCTGTTCCTTTTCTATATTTCTTTATCCTGAATTCCTCGTATGCATATCTTTCAGGAAACCATTTAATACAATCTAAACTATCCATATATTGTTTTAATATAGGACGCAGCATTGGTATTAATTCCATAGCAATACCATCATCAATAACTAGATGATGAAATTTTGGTTTATGTTGATTGTCTACAAATTCAGGTATTGATTCATGATAGTGATCAATTAATTTCTGACAGAATTGTTTTGACAATACATCATCATAAACTTTTATGTAATCATCAATTCGTTTCACTACCATATGAATACTCCTGTTTTGCTGCCCAATCAAGTTTGTCCATAATTTCAGGAGTAAAGAATTTTTCTGGTTCGGCAAGGATAGCAGAAGCATAATGCTTAGATTTATCAATCACCCAGTATGCACCAGATTTGCTAAAGATTTCATACTTCTCTCCAAGTTCAAGAAGACCATAGTATTTGTCAAGTCCTCTTACATCAAAGAATAGTCGTGTTTCAGCAATAGAATTTTCTTTAGTATATCTTGACTTAGATGCTTTTGCTTTAATAATCACACCAGTTTGAGATCCTTTACTATCTTTCTCTTTAGATTTTGTTAATTGTACAATAGTAGATGCTGCGTATTTTAGACCAGATCCCCCACCCATCTCACTTTGCTCACCGTAAGGATTAATTGTTTTGTAAGTATGATTGGTTACAATCATTGGAATCTTTGCTTTACCAAGTTTACTCGTAACAATCCTAAAGACAGATTTAATAACTTGGGTCTTTGTCATATCACGAACTTGTTTATCAGAAAGTGCATCATCAAGTTCTTTCTGAGATGCAAGCATTCCCAAAGAGTCCAATACAATTAAAAGAGGTTTCTTTTCATCATCTTTAAGTTTCAAAACATTATCAAGGATACGAATAATTTGAGTACGAAACTCTTCAATAGTATCTACTGGAAAATGCCATACTCTTTTTTCATCAAGTCCACGATTCTTAAATAGATCTCCAGTTGCTGCTGCTTCACTATCAAAGTAAAATACTGCCCCATCTGGATTTGCATCTAAAAAGTTCTTAGCAATTCCAATAGCATAAAATGTTTTGCCTGTTGCCTGTTCTCCAGCAATAGCAGTAACACGATTGTCTGCAATGCCCCCATAAATTGACCCACTAAGAACTGCATTAAGAATGTAAGATCCAGTATCAATAAAATTTTGTTCAGATCCTGTAATGATCCCATCTGAAACTAATTTTGCAAAATCATTCTTTGCTTCTTTAGCAATGCTATCAAAAATACTCATACAAAAAGGTCCTCCAAGGTTGCTTGTTTTTCTGATTTCCATCCTATCACATGTAGGATGATTTGTAAAGGATCCAAAAAGGACTTCTGAAACTGCAACTTATAATCAATGTACTTGTTGAGATCAAGTTCTTCTGGAAAATTAGATAGAAAAGATATTACATTTTCTCCAATGATATTTGGTTGTTTTAAATAAACAAATTTAATCTTTTCCCCTTCTTGAATTATAGGATACTTATGATTTAACTTTTTACCTTTTATGTGATAGTTGTATACCAAAGTACCTCGTACATGAATAGGGCAACTCTTTTTATACAAAGTAGAACTGCCTTTCCATTTACTGAGATTGTTTACACTACGGGGAAACGATATATCCTCAGGTCTCATTTTAAAAAAGTCACTTTTGAACTCGTCAATAAACTTAATAAGATCACTTTCAGTTTTAGTCATAATAATTTTAAGTGCATCTTTAATTTTACTCCTACATGGAGCAGGAGTTGAAGATTTAACTGCTTCAATTCCCATCATCTTAAGTTTTGGTTCTGCATAGCGAACTCCTTCACTATCCCAAACATTAAGAATGTATCTTTTCTTTGCAGTCCATATACCTTTATCTGCAATGTTCTCACGCTTCATCTGCATTTTCTGTTCATATGCAGAAACATAATCGGCAAGTTCTTGATAACTAGATTCAATAAATGGTTCCATTTTATCTCGACAGATTTTATCAAGAACAGAAACTATTGCTGGTTTGTTATCAAGTTTATTAGAAAAGAATTTCTTTACTAATGGTCCAAGATTTAAATAAATTGAATCAGTATCAGATGCAATTACATAATCCATATTATTAGATCCTAATAGATTATTAAGATACATATTCATTTTATTTTCAATCCAACGAATTGAAACTTGACCAGATAAAGTAATTGCCTCTGCATTTGCTAATTTATAATAACGAAAATACTGATTACCAATAGCACCATAGGCAGAATTAAGTTGAATCTTTCGTGCCATTTGAATATTATTGCAGCGAGCAATCTCTTTTTCCAACTCTTCAGTTGGATTCTTTTCATATTCCTGCTTTGCTGTGAGCATTTTCTTTTTATAGATGGTACGATCTAAATAAATCTTTTCCATTAACTTAGGCAAGAATCCTTTAAAATCTTTTCGGTATTGTGCTCCATTTGCACAGACAGAATACTTGCTGTTAATTAGAATATCCTTATTAAGAACTTTATCTACTGTGATCTTTGGGTTCCTTTCCTCAACCAAAGTTTCTGGCGATATGTTGTATTGCATAATGAGGTGAGGGTATAGGGAGTTGAGGTCAAACGATACAACCCAATCATACATACCTGGAACTGGTTCTTTAACATAAGCACCAGCATACTTTTCATCTTTTTCATGTTTTTCTGAAGGAGGAATGACAATGTTATCTCTATTAAGATAGTTGTAAATTATGCTGTCCCACATGCGAACTTGATAATAGACATCTTCAAAGTTTACCTTTGCATCATATGCCATTGTGATTGCAAGTTCAATTAACTTCATTTTGTCTTCCAAGCGGTCAACAAGTTCTACGTCATGAATATTATATTCTACAAATTTATTCCAATCTTTTGTATAAAAATCTTTGAACGTATCATACTCACTATGATCTAGTTTTTGCTGACCAAGTTCAACATATGCAATATGATCAAGACGATAAGATTCTTGATTAGCATAAGTAAATTTTTGATACAAATCTAAGTAATCTAAGATACTGACGCCAACAATATCATAGTAAATAAAATCTCTACCACGTATTGTGATATTTTTTTCTGGAACTTTATTCCAAGGAGAAAGAGATTTCATGTGCTTATCTGAGAGCACTCGCATAATTCTTCTGCAGATGTATGGAACGTCAAACATTTTTACGTTCCATCCAGTCAGAATATCTGGAGTATTTTGAGACCACCAATAAAGAAAATCTTTAAGCATCTCATGCTCTTCCCAGAACACACGATACTCAACATCAGGTCTAGTATTATTATACTCTCGTGTACCCCAAACAATAAATTTTTTAGTAGTAAAATTTTTAATTGTTAAACATAAAATTTCTTCCGTAGTGTTTTCAATACTAGGAAATCCATTCTCAGAACTAGTTTCAATGTCAAGGGTATAAATTTTTAAATTAGTTATATTGTAAGGGATTTCATCTTGTGGAAAATTTTTACTAATGTATTGGTAAAGAAATCTATCATTACCATACACATTAAAATTTTCTACATCTTTGTACTTATCTAAAAATTCCTTAGCATCTTTTACATTAGAAAATTCTATCGGTTTAGCATTGTAACCTTCTAGAGTTTTGTATTGAGTATCTTCTTTGCATGGAACAAAAAGAACTGGAGAGAATGAATCTTTATATTGAACACGCTCTCCATTCTCATATCCAATATAAAAAATAGTATCCCCAGTTAGTGAAACATTACTGTAAAACTTCTTCATTAGGTAGTTGTTCAAGATACTTTGCTAACAGGGACTTTGATGGGTCTACTATTGTAGCAAGCATGTCAGAATAAAGCAATATGTTTTTTTGAGATGTGTGTTTAGGATAACTTATCAATTCCACGTTACCTATAGCTTCTATTACTTCCATTGGATTGGAAAGAAACACTGATGGTTCCATTTGCATTTCTTCAAGTTGAGTTATAAGGTAAGTTCCATTCTTAAGCAGGATCAGTTTGATTTCCATCTTCTTCAATTTCAATTTGATGCTTTGAACAGTAATCTTTCATAATCTGATCGTGCGGATCATATATTGTTACTACCCAATCAGAAGGAATGATAAACTCTCTTTCCTTAGATAATGGTGCCCAATCAATATATTTAATTTGAAAAGTTGTTTTTGGTTTTGCTTCATTAGCACTATCAGTCACCAATTGATCCGAATCATCTTGCTTTTCAACAATCTGCATGGTGTAAGGATTTTTCAAATAATATGCAATGATTCCCTTTTTTTCTTTATCTAAAATTTCTTTTGCATTACTGATGACATCTTCACCAGATTTCAAAAGCATAACTTTAACGGTCATAATGACAATTTCCTATCTTGTAAATTAATAATGTATTGTGAAAGTTTATCAAGGTATCCACGATTGCGTAATTCTTTAAATACTAAATTTTCAAGAGCAAACTCTCCACCTTGTTGAATTGCAGATGCTCTCATATCTCTAATTTTATCTTTAAGTTTTTTAAGAATATCATAGTCATCTACTTGACTATCAATCATATCGTCAATCTTTTCCATCATATCATGAACTTTCTTAAAAAGCAAGGGGTCAGATAAATTAACTTCATATCTTTGAGGTTCCTTTACCCACCTATCATTTAAGATAGAATATACCCCTTGACCCACTGGCAACCCATCACTAATATCTTGAGCATATAATTCAACTGAATGTGAATAAATTTTGATGTCATGCATCAAAGACCACAATTGTTTTTTATCTCTTAAATAATCATCTAAAATTTCTGGACAGTTTGCAATTTCCCTTTTGTCTACAACTAAATGTAAATCTAAATCAGAAAATCTAGTATAGTTATAGTTGGCATTACCACCAACTAAAATTATATCTTTGATTGCTTCTTGAGGAATCTTTGCAAACTCTGACCACTTATATCCAATCTCAAGAAGTTTTGATTTAACTTCTTGCCTTAACTGAAGTCCTTCCCAAAACTTAATATTAAGTTTATCGTGATACATTAGGGTTAACCTAAGTTGCTGAAATGATTTCACAGACACTAGATTGAATTTATTTTTATTTATCTTCCACGATTTCAATATGTGATTCTGTAATTGTGTCTGCTCCAAATACTGCTTTTGCTTGCTCTGCTGGTCTGAGGGTTTGTCCATATGCCTCTAAAACAGAAAGAATTGGTTCTACAATAGATACAATCCAATCAGGATTTACTGCAATATCATTATCATGAGTTAATGGTTGCCATTTTTCTAAAAGAATTCTGCCAGTATACTGTTGATTTTCACCTTCAGTACCTGGAACAATTTCCTTTTCTATAAAAATTCTATAGGCATTATTGAAAATAAATGCCTGCCTTTCTCCAGTTTCTTTATGTTGTACCTCTGACACATCAGCAACAACATCTTCTCCAGATTTCAGTTTGACTACTCTAATTGCCATAGTGTTAAAAACAATTTACATTATAAGGGGGTCCTTGGTCTTTGTCAAGAACCCCCTTACGCCGACGATATTGGGTTACCCCGTTACTATTTATGCTCAGTCAACAATTGTTGAGTATCCGCATTGATAAAATATGTAACCTTTTTTTGATGGTCTGGGATAACTCTTTCTAAAGAAATAGTCAATAAACCATCTTCAAAGTTTACAGAAGATACTCTGACATCATCGGCAAGTTGCCAAGAGTTTGAGAAGGAACGTTTGGAGAGACCTTGATGTAGGTATGTTCGTTCAGAATCTCTTTTCGCAACTTTGGAGGCAACTCTGAGAATGTTTTGTTCAGTAGAGACCTCGATCTCATCTGATTTAAATCCTGCCAAAGCAATTTCAATTTCGTAATTACTAGCATCGTGTTTGATTAAATTATAGGGTGGGTAACTGGTATTACGACCAGACATTGCCTCAAGGCGATTAAACACATCATCAAGTCCTACTGAAAATGGGGAATACACATCCCAGGTATATTTATTCATTTTAGTTCTCCTTTAATAAGCGAGTTTTTATTTGGACCCTAACGGCATCCAATACTTATTTATCGAAACTACTTAAAATAATAATACGGTAATCCCAAATTAATCGAAGGGGTTACCGTATAAAATTAATTAGATTCTACTACTTTCTTTTTGCCAATATTATATTTGGATTCAAGAATCCATTCATTTTTTTCTTTGTATGCAAGAACTTTAATTTGATTAAGAGGTGCAATATCAGTAATAGAATCTGACTTAACTACTTCAATTAGTCCCCAATCACAGAGAAGTTGAGCAATTCTATTTCTCCTCTGCACATCATTTTGAGTAAGATTTGCTGTCTTACCATCAAGAGCAAAGAGTTCTTTAAAATGAACAATATAATATTTACCTTGCTTGTGCAGAATGTGACAAGATTGATACAGTTTCTTTTCTTTACGAGAAGCAACTCCAATCCTAGAAAGTGTTTCTCTAACTTTTAGAAAATCATCAGGTTGAGTAAGAATAACTTCAACCATACTTTCACGATTCCACTTTACTTCAGCAACTTCAGTCATGTTTTCCTCCACGATTCAACTTAGATTTAATAATTTCAATTTGTTCTTTATTTAGTATTTTGAGAGCTGCTTGTGCTTTTTCATTACTATAACCATAGTATTGCTTGACACATTCAAGATCTTCTATCTTAGTTTTCTTTTCCCAAGGAGAAAATCGTTTTCTCTTCCTGACAATATTTATATAAAAATCATATTGAAGTTTGTTAGGAAGAGTATAATTTAAATTCATTTCATTTGCTATGAAGATAGTATCATAGAAAGATGACATGCATTTGGTAATAACCCAAGATGGATAATCTTTTTCCCATCCTGGATCTTCGCCGTCCATTAAATTAACTTTAGTTTCATTGATGCTCTTCAAATAATCCGTCAGATTGTATTGGAAGTTCATAATTTAGTAGTAGAAGTTCTTTGCGACTTTTTTGATTTTGGTTATAGTTACCAGTAGATCTCATGGTATAGGTAAGATTCCAATCTTTCTGATACCATTTAGGAAACCTTTCTTTAACAAATAAATCTGAATTATAAGTAATCATACATTTATTCAAACTATTATTTACCGATGCAGCAAACCACTCATGATCAAATCCTTTATGCATGTTACCATTCTTACCATATAACGATGTTTTAATATCATATGGTGGGTCTAAAAATACAAAAGCATCTTCACCATAAAGAAGTTCTTGATAATTTAGATTAGTAATTCTCCAATTACTAATCAATTCTCCAATAAAAGGAAGTTTATCTATTCCTTTAAAAGTAAAATTCTGTCTTGATGCCTGTTCGCTAAATGAAGATGATTCAGACAGTCCACTGAAAGAACATTTATTTACAAGATAAAAATTAAATGCCACAATGTACTCATCTTGTTCATCTAATCTCTGTTTAGCATTATCAAATGCAATTCGATGAGCATCTGGACTTTCACCAAGTTGAGTTTTGAGTTCTCTAAGATCGTCTGACAACCTCCTAGGATCGTCTCTGAGGACCCTCCAGAAGCAGTAGAGGGGTCTGTAAAGGTCGTTGACCCAAACCTCTGCATAGGGGTAGTTCTGCGTCACGTAGAGCGCCATAGAACCACCTCCAAGGAATGGTTCACGATACCTTTCAATGGTTGGAAGATTAGAACTTAAATATTTTATTGCTCTAGATTTTCCTCCAGGGTATCTAAGGGGAGTTTTGTACATCATAAAAAATCAAGTGTGTTTGGTTCTAAATTATTGTTAGAATATAATTTTCGTTCTTCAACATACTTTCTATAGACATCCACTGGACAATCTTTTCTACCTAGATTTTCACCTCTAGTAGTAAGAACTACATTACCAGGAACATAACCTCTTGAATCGTCAAGACGATCTAAACTAATTGATTGTGGGCAATGCTTTTTAAAAACATCATTAGGATTTAAAGGATAGTTTGACCAATAACATCTCCCATTCTGTTTTTTATAGAGTTCTATCAAATGCTGTTCAGTGATTTCAACATCAAGCCAGTGATCTCTTTTAGTCCCGTTTCTTTTCATAAATCCAGGTCTAGAGTTTCCTCTAGCACGACGAAGTAACATCTTCCAAGGATTTTGATTATGATTTAAACTTGTCATTTAAATTCACACTCCACCATCATTTCAGTAAGAGCCGCAAGAAGATTAATTTCTTGATCAGCAACAAATGCAGATTGATATTGATACTTGGCAACAATCAACACTGCTTGTGGAATGGTTCTAGCATCCAAATAGTTATACAGATTGTCATATACAGAACGAAAAATGTGAGAAGGTTCATTATCAAGATTGTTTGACACCCACTTTTTAACTACAGTAAATTCTTTATTTTTCATTGCCTTAGTAAGTTCAGTGAATTTAATATCAGACAAGTTTGATAGGATACCACTATCAATTTCTCCACCAACAGAATACCGTTGGCATTCATTTAATGCCCTACGCCAATCTGGAAAAAATTTAAAAATTAATTGTTGAAGAACTTTTGGATCATATTTAATATCTTCTTTCTCAAGAATAAACTTGAGACGGTTAAAGAATTGTGTTGCAAGTTCTGGTTTTTCATTTCCTGGAATTGAAAAATCAATGACTGAACATCGAGAGTGGAGCGGTTCAATGATTTTGTTTTTGAAATTGCAGGTAAAAATAAATCTACAATTGCCATGAAACGCCTCAATATTCGCCCTTAAGGCAAGCTGTACATCTGAAGATGTGTTGTCAGCTTCGTCAACAATAATAACTTTATGGTTGGAATCACTAGATAATGATACGGTCGATGCAAAATTTTTAACTTTATTCCTTACTGTATCAAGAAATCGTCCTTCGTCCGATCCGTTAATGATAATGTAATCTGCTTTTAATTCTTCGCACAGTGCTCTAGCAACTGTTGTTTTACCAATGCCAGCAGTTCCACAAAGAAGAAGATTAGAGATTTCCCCAGCAGAAAGAAAATCCTGAAATGTTTTTTTACTCAGTTTAGGAAGAATACAATCACTGATTGTCTTTGGTCGGTATTTTTCAACCCAAACAAAATTACTCATAATAAATCAATAACCTCAAGATTTTTGAAAACTTGAATCGGGTTCTAGAGCAATGATGTACTCTAGTTTATCTACAGTGTTAGTAAACTTTACTGCCTTTGAATAAAGATTTACTTTATAGTTGCCTTTGAGGATTTTAAAATTCTCAGTTTTAAGATTATATCTAAATGTGTCTGAAGAATTACCAACTTCAATTGAAAAGGTATTTGATGTATTATTATCTTTGTCTTTACAAATAACATTGACATCAGATCCATCACATTCAATACAGAGGTCTGGGAACTTCATAGTATTAAATGCCCTCATCAACTTTTCAAAAGTAACAACATCCAAATTAAAATTAAATTGAGATTCTCCCAAATTTGGTTTTGTATCTGGAGCACTGATGATAACTTCAGGATCAGTAAAAAAGTATTTTACACTAAGTTTACCATCAACAAATTTTACAAACTTATCATTAGTAAAATTCAACTCAGGGTCATTTGCAAATAAATCAAATGATTGAGCAAACTCAGCAAGATCGTAAATAGCAAATCCAATTGGAAACTCTTCCTCAATGGTAGCAGAAGCATAAATGTTTTTAGTTACTGCAATGGTTGCAATTGTACTGCCTGGTTTAATTGCAATAGAATTATTAATGCCAACAAAATTTTTAAGAATAGAAAGTGTTTTCTTGGATAGTTTCATAATCAACGAAATTCAGTAAGACCATTTTGAGTACGAGTATAATGACCATCAAAATGCAACAGGAGCATTGCATAATGAATTACTTTCATAAGATCTCTTTTGTTTCGACCATCTTTATCACCGTAACGACTTCCATACTTTAGGATATTTGCCTGACAAAATCCAGTTGCAAGTTTCTTTGCCGCCATCAAATCAATTGTTTGAATGTCAGCGTACCCATCCTCATCACCACAGTAATGCCCATGATAGGTACTAGTTACATAATCCTCAATGTCTTTGAGGATTTTGCCTTCATTATATTTCCAAAGATTGTTTTTTTGTTCAGTCATAACATCAAATAAAAGGGACCAAGAATTAATCATAGGTAAAAAGAAATTTGTTTGCAAATTTTTTCAACTTCTCTTTCCCAAATGTTTTAGGGAGAATTGCTTCCCCCATATCATATCAGAAAGTTTCTTCGTTGTCAACTTTGTTGATATCAATATCAGCATCAACCTTGTCATACAGTTCAAGGAAGGATTGCTTAGTGTCATCGTCAAAGCGGTTCAAGCAAAGATTAATTGCTTTTACCTTGTTATTGAAGATACTGTAAGCACGGATAACATGAGCAAGGCGACGAGTAGAAACAACCTCATCAATTGCACCATCATAAAAAGTTTTACGAATGATGTTTGCCCAATCAACAAGATGCTTGCAGAAACTTTCATCATAACAATCAAGTTGTTTTGACAAACGACTAAGGATCTCAACTTCAACCTTGGCAGTGGGATACTCTTGCTCAAGAGTAACAGGGAAACGCTCAAGAAATGCTTCGTTCAGAACATTAGTGCCAATGAAGCGTCCATCATCAGAACCCTTGCCCTTAGTGTTTGCGGTAGCAAATACATTGAATCCAGGAGAAGGACGGACATACTTACCAATCTTCTTCAGAAAAACACCTTTACCTTCTAGAACACTTTGCAGACAGAGGATTTTGTTTGAGGCAAGGTCGATTTCATCGAGGAGCAATACTGCACCTCGTTCAATAGCTTCAATGACAGGACCGTTATGCCAAGAAGTATTACCGTCAACAAGACGGAATCCCCCAATGAGATCATCTTCATCAGTTTCGATAGTAATGTTAACACGGATAAGTTCTCGTTTTAGTTGGGCACATGCTTGTTCAACACTTACAGTTTTACCATTACCAGAAAGACC